GCCGGCATGGATACAAGCTTTGCCTGCGTTGGTGGTGGCGCTGGTTCATCATCATCATTTTCTTCTTCTATTTCGTCTAGCTGACGCATTTGCTGAGATAATTCGTAATCACTCGTATCGATAGTTTCCTTTAAAAAATCGTTCTTCTTTTTCAAAAGATTAGGTCCTATGAACGAAATGAGAGGCGTGATGGCTGTCGTGGCCAGATTCATGAGTTGCGACGTTTCTTCAGCTGGCGAAGGTTCCAATTCGATGCCCTCCATCAGCGATTTGACGAGTCGTTTTTGTTTCTCTAATTCTCGGCGGCACTGATCGTGTTTGCGCTTGAAATAGAAGAGAGCCAACGATAACGCGATGCACGCCAGGACCAGAATTTTGTTCATTTTTTATTATTAGAGAGTTAAGAGTTTGTCGTTTTACAATACAAAAAGATACGACGATGATGCACGTAGATCAGCAGCAACAACGTGTCCTTTTCGAAGCCGTGTCTCGAGCCAAGGGACTCTTTTACAAGAATCTCTTTGATTTACATTTACAAATTAGTCCTTTGTGCGACAAAAATCCTCGCATCCGGCAAACGTGTTTCAAAATTCGCAACAACGGTCTGCAAATCTATACCAATGTCCAACACCACATTCACGCCAATGCCAAAGTGACCAAAGAGGCTTTCGATACGTACACGTTGACCGGCGACGTGGAAGAGCTCAACATTGGCATCAGTCTAGAGTACCTGAAAACGACGTTCAAAAACGCCAAAAAGACGGACGACGTTGTTTTCACCGTTCTCAGCGACGACACGGACGACACTCTTCCCGGAAATATTTGCATTCAAATCATTAAGACTCAAAAGACGTCGAAAAATAGTCAAACCAACGACTATCCCAAAGTGAAATCCAACGCTAAAATCAAAGTGACTCTCGTTCAGAATCAGCTACTCGAATTCGGTGAACGCATCACCGATCCCGTCAACGTTTCCAACGAAGAATACCTCAGCATTTGTCGCAACATTCAAATGCAACCCGGATGGATCGACATTTCACGCAGCGAACAGAGTCTCAAATTTGCTTTCCAAGTCAACGAAATCATCGAATGTTCCACCATTATCGGTGAAGCCAGTGAACCGCTATCGCCGCCTCAACGTTTCAATGCCAACAACATCAAAAGTACCAACAAAATCGCCACTTTTGGACCTCAACTGAAAATCTACTTGAATAAACATCAGCCGATGGTGATTGAGAGTAACAATGAACACATCAATATCGGAATCTGGGTCAAATCCAATGACCAAATTTCTGAAGAAAATAAATAATATAAAATGATGAATAGAAAGGTGTTTGTAGGTGGAATCATCATCAGTCTATTGGCGATAGTCTACTTGCTGTCGTATCCGAAACCCGTCACCCCCACCGTTCAACAACAGCGACCAGTCGTCGTCTACGAAGCCATGAAACGACCGGCTCCCGTCAGACGTCCTCTGCGCTCCTTTCGTCTTCCTGCTCCTGCTTCTCCTAAGCCGGTAACCGTTTCACCACCAGTACCAGTACCAATGCCAGCTCACGTCATGTTGACGCAAACGAGCGAATCTGCTCGTCCAGATGAAGAGTCGCGTCCTTTTCCCGATGAAGCGCCGCCATCATTCGTCGAACCGCCTCCGCCACCGCCGCCGCGTTTAGCTCCATCGTCGCTCACGCAGGCGTACACGCCCACAGTGTTACCTCGAAGAGCCAGAGCGTTACCGATGAGTCGTAAAAGTTTCCGGTCCATGCCACCGCAATCTTTTACGCCACCACCACCACCACCACCTGAAGCGGATCGGCGACCCGTGACGCTCATTAAAGATCTTTGAATAGTGTCATTTTAAAAGTTTTGGTTAATTTTTAAAATGATAGAGTTTTCTGTGGCGTTTCATGGCTCGTTCATTTTTGACGCTTTTACCGCACGTTGAACATTGACACGGGTCTTGTTCGATGCGAGTCACGCAGCACTGAAATTCTCGTTCGTTTAACCACAACGGTCGATAGCCGCACGACTGAAACACATAGTTGACCAACGACTGATGACTGGACGTTTCAAACCATAACGTTTCGTAACCTTTAGCGAAATTACCCGTCGATGTGACGACGACCACGCACACGGCGGTCGTGTCATTCCTCCACGTAGCCGACCAATTGGCGTCGAATTTCAAACAAATTCCTCGACGTTGACATGCGGCAAAAAGAGTCATTGTCACAACACATATATTACACGACCGGACGGCCAGCGAAGAAGCTATGCTCTCTGTCTTTATATAATATTCGTTCCTCATTTCTCTAAATTAATAAATTATGAATAATCAGTTATGGTTGATTATGTTTTTCGTGGTGATCTTGGGAGTACTCGGAGTTTTTGCCTTTACAGAGAAAAGACGGTCACCTGCACCGTTACCACCGGCTGAACCCACGTACGGTCTGTACGGTGGCGCGCCTCTCATGTTTAACGGTGCCATTCTACCGGCGACGATCGATTTACCTAATCCACCCCAACCCCCCATCGCGGCCTACACGCCTTACGGTGCCTATTCGGAACAGTCGCTAGGCTTTCCCATCGGCAACTATTGGCCCAGACCGGACATGATGACGTTTCCCGAGTTTACAATCCCCACCTACATCAATGCTCCCGATAGTACGATGAAACCTCCAGTACCGGGACCCGGACCCGCGCCCGGACCCGTGCCCGTACCCGTGCCTGGACCCGTCGACGCCAAACTTGCCGCTAATTTAACGAAATATTTCAAACAATTGTGGCCAAATATGACGACGTTGACTGACCCGGTCAAATTGGAACAAATCTACGACAATTTAGACGCCTACTATCTCGATTGGATTCCAGGCAAAGAAAAAGCCTCAGCGTCCAACTACAAAACCGATCGTATGCCTTTGTTGACGGCCATCGATTCCGACGCCAAACTCGACTACTCGCGACTATTTGACGGCAACGTGTGCGATTGTTTGCGTATCGCTCACAAAGAATGCATCTACAGTCCTAATCGATTGCAAGCCAAAGAACTTTTGGACTGTCCCACGTGGCCCTACATGGTCGTCAATTTGACCAACGCGTGGCTCATGAAACGCGCCTATGATACCAACAATCCCGATAGCAATTATCGCAAAGATACCATCGTTCGAAACGGCATGTCGGGCATGAAAGGATTTCCCAACGATTCTTTTTACGAAGGTTTCGTCTATCCGGGCGAATACGCCGTCCCCGATTTGTGCAGCAGTAAACCCGATCCGTTTTTCGACGAAATGCAACCCGGTCTGACGTCCGGTGGTCAGCCACTCAACATGTCGCGTCGCAATCCACCGTGGTGGTATCCTCAAGATTGCTCTTCGACGGCTTGCGAATTCCCCGACGAAAAATGTTTGACCGTCGTCAGCGACGGCTCGTATGGTGGATCTCAATCCAAGGGCACCTTTAAACGTTGCTATCGCGACGGAACGTACACGATCGGCAATAAAGCTCCCGCTTCGGCGTCACGTAGCGGCTTTGTGCGCGAATACTTGACGACCGACCTGAAAGACGACTGTCCCGGCGGTTTCCCGCCCAACATTTGCGCCGACGTTTCTCCGCGCGATTATCGCGGCTACTGGACGTACCCTTTAGTCGGTTGCGGATTGTGGTGGACCGTCGGCAAATCGGTGGCCGTCAACACTAAACTCGGTCTGCTCTTGGCTCCCAAATCGGAACAGGGATTGGGTCTGGATTTCGATAAACTCATGGAATTGCGCACGCAAACCAACGCTTTCGAACAGAATTTGTTCCAACAAGTCAATCGAGTCATGCAAATCATTCGCGACGGTAGCGTACCCGCTAACGGCACCATGTGGCCGGCTATGACGTTGGACGTATTGAAACAGCACGGTTACAAGGGCGCTCAGATTGCCGATAGAACGCAAGCCTTCAGCGCCGCCAAAGATCTCGTAGCCTACTGGTACAAAGAAGGCTATACGGGTCTCGATTCCACTCCTCACGGTTTCAATTACAATTACTCGAAATATTTCCCGTTGGGTTGTCATTTTTCGTACGCGTCTCGTTTCGATCATTTGCTCACCTCGTACATGACGGTAGCCAAATTGGATTCCATTCAGTTTTTAGTGGAACCGCAAAACGTCAAAGTCGGTCTGCGTCCGGCCTACATGTTTGAAATTTTCAGCAAGAAACCTCGAACGGCTGATGCTATGGTCGGTTCGGCATTCCAAGATTTCAGTATCACGTCGTGTCGCGCGTGCTACAGTCTCGATCCGGGACCTCAAATCGAACAGTACATCAAGTACGGCTACTTGCCGGCATCGGCCGTCACCACCAAGAAACTCATCGATCCCGCCGTCTTTTTGGCTCGTGCCAGTGCCAAGAGTTTCACTCCGGCCGTGCTTTAAGTTTGCATCAGAAAGCCTCATCGCCTACAACATAAAGATAATGAGTACGCGTGTCGTTTTGAAACGCGTCGAAGACGAACAACGTCTACGCGATCGTTTTACGGTCGTTCTCGAAGACAAGACGACTCGCGTGTGTTTTGTCGACGGTGTTTGGCCGACGTTCAGTGTCCCTTTCTCGGCCGTACCGACGAGCGGCAACAATCGCTTGTATCGACCTTGTCTCTCGTTTCCCCGATTCACGGGCACGTTGCGTCCCGAACAGGTCAATATTCATCAAAATGCTCGCATCAAATTGGCCGAAACGCACGTTGTCATGATTAGCTGTTTTCCCGGTTTCGGGAAAACCATAACCACCCTGTCGTTGGTGTGCTCTCTTCGCTTGCCGGCCATCATCGTCTGTCATCGCGTCTGTTTGGTTCAACAATGGCGCGAATCGATCGCCACGTTTTGCAGCGGCGATGCTCTCGTCGTCGACTTGCCAGGCTACACGGGCACCGACTATCATTTTGGCATCATCAACATTGCCAACGTTCACAAATTAAACGACATCCCGGTCGATCACGTGCTCGTCACCGATGAAACCCACTTGTTGCTCAGCGAAAAACGCAGTTTGAATTTGTTGAAATTCTGTCCCAAACGATTCATCGGCTTGACGGCGACACCCTATCGTCCCGATGAACTGCACGTCTTGTTTAAATTTTTTTACGGTGAAAATTTCATCGTGAAAAAATTGTTCAAAAAACACGATATCTACACGGTGTACACGGGCATAGTGATGCTCGAGCGGCGCATTTACGGCAAACTCGACTGGAACTACATGTTGGAACAGCAAGCCACCAACGTGCAGCGTCATCGTTTACTGGTCGACATTATTCAAACGTTCCCCGCTGACCGCACGTGGCTCGTGCTCGTCAAACGCGTGGCTCACGGTGAAGCGTTGCGCGATTTACTTTTGACCGTGCGACCGTCGCGCGTCGTCAGCCTCCTCACGGGCAACGTGCACACGTACGACAAACAGTGCGACATTTTGATCGGCACCGTTGGCAAAATCGGGACGGGTTTCGATTTTCCCAAATTGGATTCCCTACTCGTCGCTGCCGACATGGTTCAATACTATATCCAATTTCTGGGCAGAGTCATGCGAACGAAAAACGTGCCCGTCGTCGTCGACGTGGTCGACCAGCACGCCATCATGAATTTGCACTACTTGTCTCGCAAAAAAGAATATCTCGAACACGGAGGGCGCATCATCAATGCCAACGAACGCGTTCGAGATTTAACCACCACCACTACTAACCCGTAGCGGCGGCGGCTTCGACGTCTCGCGAAACGATCGTCACGTGCAACGATTTACATTTCATGGGAAAGACGAAATGCTTCCTGAATTCGTCGACAAATTCGCTAAAAATAGTCAATCGAAGATCAAAGACGGTCGTCTGTTTGGTTCTATAGATGAAAGAATTGAGCGATTCCGTGTGATGCCTCAGTCGGCACATGTTGTGACTTTCGTTGACAAACACCCCGGGACCGATCAGTTTAGTTTTCTTGCAAAAATCGTATTTACATCGGGTAATATTGGTAAAATGATGCGCGAATTTACACAGATTATTGTAGACGCACGGTTTCTTTAGCAAATAGAGTCGACAGAGTTTCACGTTGACGACGCGTGACGGCACCGTCGGATGCCTCGTGTTCCATCGCTGAGGTATCGTGTACACTTGGACGTGATTGTTGAACATTTTATCGATATCGTCCGTCGACTCGAACAAATTATAGTGGATAGGTTTCGGAAATATATATCGTCTTTTTTTGGTTGTCATCTCGTCTGGATCGTCATCGTCGTCATCGCCACCGCTGCTGCTGCGATATTCGACAATGGCCGCGTCTCCATCGTAATCGAAATAGTCATCCAACTCTTCTTCGCTGCTGACGAGCAAGTCGTCTTCGGGTACCGCCGCGATTTCATCCGACATTTTTCTATTGTTCTTGACCAATTCTTTATCATCTTGAATTACACAACATTTTTTGAAAAATTAATTTGTCTTGTACAATTCTTTGACGCGTTGCAGCGTCTGTTCTTCTTTGCCCAGTCGACGATTGACGTGGTTGTGAAACGTGAACCAAAAGTAAAACAAATTGGCTTTGTTCAGACACGCCCATGTCAACGCTTCTCCTCCCATTTCACTCGTGTAGGTGTAGGCCAAATGTTGGGCTGCCGTCGTCGGCAACCAGATGTGAAACGTTTCGAGAAATTGACGCATGCGCGTCTGATCTGCAAACGTGGGTTGATCTCGATACGTCAACGCCGTCATGTGTAAAAAGAACCAGAATGGCGGTCCCCATCCCGCCACGCGCGTCGAATACATGTTTCTGGCTTGCATTAAACCGACGAGCGGTTTGTGAAGGCGTTGATTGACGGCGTTGTGAAAATGGACGTAAAACTCGAAAAGCGATTGACGCGACATGGTCGCTTGCAATAAATTGGATTTCGACACGTAGTCTCGAGCGTGTTGCTGACAATAGGGACAGGGTAACAAATTGGGCAACAAGATGAGAAAGTCAATGGCCGCTTTTACGTGAGGCGACGATGGTGTCGCCGGATAGGCCAGACTGCTCGTGTGTAAAAAGAACCAAAAAGAAGGTCCCCAATCGGTCGTCGATCTAAACGATGATCTGTTTGCGTTCATTTATTGGAGGTTATTAAACGTAGTCGTACATGACGTTCATTTGCGGCGCAAAACTGGCTCTACGATGGCGACGACTCGACCGACGCATGGTACGTCTCATGGTCGTGGCCGAAGCGCGACGTTTAGACTTTCGGCGTTTAGTTCGACGAGACTTTCTACGCGATTTCTTTGTCACTCTGGCCATGAAACACTTTCGTTTTCCATTGGCCCTAAAGCAAACTTTTCTCTTTCTAGTACGAGCTACCATTTTATTTAAATAAAATTAATAACGGCGGCGACGTTTGCTGGTCTTGCGACGTTTACTAGATTTGCGCGACTTTCTTTTTGAACGTCGCTTGGAGCGACGTTTGGACTTGCGAGATTTGCGACGAGCCTTGGCTGCCGCCGGTCCCAACAGGAAATCCGGTGGCGGTGGCAGCTCAGCCTCTATTGACGGTGTCAGAAATACTGACGGTGCGTCTTCCGCGAGATCTAGGGAGGGATCGTAATTTCTCGGTCCAAAATAGGTCGTCTTGGGGTACGGACGACGACGAGTGTACCTTCGTCTCGTCCTTCTTTTGGTAGTGACACGTTTATTGGACCCTCTTTTAAACCAATAACATCTCTTATAGTATCCTTTTCCTTTTCTAGATTTGACCATTATTATTTATTAATATCAATTGATTTTAAAATTGCTCACAAATTTTAATGTAGTTTGTGTGTACACACGATGAATGATTTAGAAAAGTTTGATTTCAATCTGGACGCTCGCGATGAGGACATGTGGTCGTTGCTGGCATTTGTCCAAGTGTACGACATCAAGAGTCTTCCGGTCGAAGTGTCGCAACAGTTGACGCGGTTCTATTGCGACAAAATTCGTCAGGTTTCGAAACAAACAGGTCGTGACGTCATGGACGACCATTTTCTCAATACGGTTCACTATTGCATTTGTCGTGGCTACGAATTTTTTCGTAACCTAACACCCTTCAAATTGCGCGTGTGTTTGGCGACGCGATCGCAAGTGAATGCCTACTGGCTCGAACGCATTGCTTCGTTGATGCAATTTCTATAAGTTCCAATATTTTTCATGGAATATTGGAACTATTTCTTAATATAAATCTTTGATTCGAATAAAGAAAAATGATGCAAACACTTCAATCGAATGCTTTCGAGACTCTTGTCGTAGAGTTCAAAAAATATCTGGCTTTACAGGTGCCGTCCGAGTTGGCCGTCGTCTTTCTGACGGGTAGCGACTGCAAGTATTGCGTGGAAATGCGAGAGGTCATTGATCGTGTCATGCCTCGCTATATAGGCAAAGTGCAATTTTTCACCGTCAATTTGAGCGAGAACAAGTCGGTCGTCTCGAAAGCCGAAGGTAGCGTCTATCAGGATGGCAGCGACGCTTCCATTCAACACGTACCCATCGTTATTTTCTATCGCAAACAAATGCCCATCGCTCGTTTCAAGGGTCAGTACAACGAACACGATTTCGCTCAGTTCATCGCGTCCGCGATCGAAGGTTCGGTCGCGGTTCCAGCTTACGCTCCGCCTCCGTCGTACGCGCCACCACCCGCCGCCGCCGCTGGGTATCCAGTAGAGCAGCCGGTTGCCGCCTCCGCTTATCAGCAGCAGCCGTACGCCTATCAACAGGCAACGCCGCAACAGTATCAGCAGCAGCAGCAGCATTATCAACCGACTGCGGCGACGGCACCGGCTAAACTTCAGCAATCGTACTACAACACTCCGTACCGTCAACCTCCTCTGCAGCAGCACCAACAAGATCTCTACAACAGACCGGGAGCAGCTGCCGCCGCCGCCGACAACGCGCCCAGCATCGAAAACTGTAGCGGACGTAAATTTTGCTATTCTACCTACGCAAATGCTTATAACAGTTGTTAAATAATTGTTTGATGTAGATAAAAATGGAGAAGCACATTGAATGGCTATCTCGCAAAAGCGATGTGTTGAAAATGTTTTTCATGATGATTCCCGTCGGCGACGCTTTCCATTTACCCGATTGCAGTTGGGCGTCAGAGACGCGAGGACCCGACACGTGCGTCTGTCAGCACATTATGTGGCGCGTTTACGGCGTTTTGACTAGCAGCAGCAGCAACGGCGGCGACGGCCCTCAGTCGCTCGTATAGCGCTTCCGTCACGTAATCTGGACAATCGACGTGCACGTGATCGACGTAGAAAACGACAGCGACAACGTCAAAGGTCACATGTCGTCACGCGAATTCTCTCAACCATTTCAATGTCGACTCCAAATAACGACTCGTGTACGCTTCTGTAAATGTTGCCGTTTCCTTGTACCATTCTTGATATGTTTTTATCCAATACATGAGTACCCCCTGTAAGTCTTTTGATTCCAATGTCGCGTGACACGCTTCGATGGGGACGATAGAGTCGTCGAGGTGAAACAAGTGCGTAAACAATTGGTTTTCGCGCAACGTCCGGACGCTTTTCCAGCGACCCACATCTCGCCATTGTCGTTCATTATCGCTACAGCTGCTGCTACCGCTGCTGCTACAATCGGAATTGTAACCCGAAGCTCCTCCTTCCGTTGTGGGCGGAGTTTCATCTTCGTCGCGTGGGTAGTCGGCGCATTGAGTCACTCGCGCTAGCAAATCAAAAAGACTGCGTTTGAATTGTCGATGGCGTCGAGCGTGTCGCAACCCGACTTCAAATTCCACGCCCCAATGCTGAAAATTCTTTTGCAGAATGTAAATGTCGTGGATGGGACAAAAGACCATAGGATTCATGTAGTGATGCGTTTGAGTCATGGGCGCGCGTAAACCTGTCACGCCCCGACAGTAGCTGAACCCGAAATCGATCATGATGGGACGATAGTCATCGTACGGCAATATGGTACGCGTGCCGTCGTTGAACGTGTACACGTGTTTACTTTGCGACGCTTTCACCATAAGAATGTTGTCGAAATGCAAGTCGTAATGGGTGAAATCGCAGATTTCTCTGGCCACTTTGAGCATGCAATAGAGATGCAAATAAATGAGCTCTTTTTCGCTCGTGTTCAGCTCGTCCATAGCGTCGTACAGAGTGAATTCGTGTTCGATAAACTCCATGACAATACACTGCGATTTCGCCGTTTCCTTATAGTCCAGCAGTCGAGGGAAAAAAGATTTCATTCTCTGGTCGCTGTTCAAGACGAGCATAACGTCGCGTTCGTGTTGCAAATTCACGTCCGGTAAGCTATTGGTCTTGTAAATGGCTTTCTTTTTTTTATATTTTCCCTCGTAGACGGTGCCGTAGTTTCCTTGTTTGGATAGTTTTTTCATCGTATATGTGTGTTTATGTGTCTCGGTTGATTCTTTTTAGGAGCCAAATAAATTTGATTCACCACGATTACCTGTAAATTTTACAGATATATTGAACGTCGAGCTAAAAGAACGTATTACCACAATAAAAATGACTGAAAAGATGGTTTCTCAAGAAAAGATGGTTCGTCAAGGAAAGTTGCACGTGCGTCAAAAGAAGCAGACGCGCAACGAGAGCATCAAGTCGTGCAAAGAGACACTGGAACGGCTCATCAACACCTATCAGATGGAGCCAGAGTTTGCTCACGATTTGGAAGAGTTTAGCAAGCTCTTTGCGTCCATGTTGAAAACGCTCGAAACGGTGAAAAAGACGCGCAACAATGCCAACACGGGATTGGGTAAGAGTCGACCCGTCACGGCCGCCACGCGCGCTTTCATCAAGCAAGTGTCTGGCGACGACAACGACAACGGGGCGTGTTCTCGTTCCGTTCTCACCAGTCTCATCAGCCGCTACGTCAAGGAAAAGCAACTTCAAACCCACGAACGCAAAACCTTGTTCCAATGCGACGAGGCGTTGTGTAGCATTCTCCAATGTACCGCCTCCATGTGCAACGATGCCAAGAAATTGGAAAAGTACTTGGAACTCGAGTGCATTCAAAACCGCGCCTACATGCAACAGTATATAATCGGCTTACTCGAGTCTGGTTCAACCATTGAGTTGGCGGACGAGCTGAAGTTGCGTGAAAACGATTTGATTTCCTGGACAGAATTACAGAAGATTTTGTTTTTAACTTTCGAAGATGAACAGCAAAGCAGCCCTAGCCAATAAATTTGCCGAGAAAGCCGGTTTGACCGATGCCAAATCGACCACCATCCCATCGTGTAAGTCCATCAACAAGCCGGCCGGACTTTTTATTGGCGAAGACAATTTGAAGTCTTCTGGATGGAAACCTGAACTGATGGCTGTTGGAAAACCTCATAAACTTGTAACTCGAAAACTCGACCCCATTACCAAAGGCTTTGAAGAAAAGCCAGGTATTCTTTTGGATGCTCCACGCCTTCTCATTTTACGTTCGTCACCGTTACTTTGTAAAAATCTTAACACTGGTTATGTTGATGGCTTGTGGAATGCTCCTCTGCACAAACCGGTATCTTATTTGAGATGTATGAGACGTCATTTAGTTTTGTTTGTCGATGAAAAAAATGAGCCGATGCACACTCGTCCCATTCAATTGAGTGCTATGGGACATTTTATGTATAACTTTGATAAAATGTATGAGAAATTTGTTGTCACCATGATGGCCCAGGAGAACTTGCCTTTTGGCGGTAAATTGGACGACACTACGGACAACAAACAGCTCTACTTTTCCAGCTTGTTTGTTTACGCTCCTATTTTCCAGTCGCAAGCCGTCGGCACGCCACCCAATTCGTCGATGGCGTGCATCACTACCGATTTCAAACCCAGCGTCATGATTGAAGCCAACGATGAGCACATGGAAGTTTTCCAAGCCGGAAAGAATTGGTGGAAAAAGGCCGTCAAAAGTTTGTCGTCACTGGAACCTTCTCCCACTCCAACCGTGGTCGACTCGAATTTCGGCGGCGGCGAGAACATTATCTACGAAGAAGAAGTCGACTTTTAATTTTCTTTGTGTTGGTAGTCACATGTAGTAGTGATGGTAGAAAAACAGTAGTTGGTAGTAGTTGGTAAACTTTCAATATTTTTCACATTTTAAATATTGAAAGTATATAACAATAAAATATGTCTGACGTGATAAAGTTGGAAAAATTGCCCAATTATGATTGTATTTTGCCCAACCAATACACGTATAAAGATCGAAAAGCTAGAGGTTCGAAAATTATCATTGTCGGCAAACCCGGTTCGGGTAAATCGACGTTGCTCAAATCGATTCTGAAAGCCAAAAGCGATATCATTAAAACGGGCATTGCCATGTCCGGCAGTGAAGGTGCCAATGAATTTTATAGGGAATTTTTCCCGCCACTTTTCGTCTACGAAGAGTACGACGATCAAGTGCTAGCCGACGCTTTGACACGTCAATCCAAGGTTATTAGCAACAAGGAATTGGCCGACGAAGACAAGTGGTTGGCCGTCATTTTAGACGATTGTGCAGATCAGCCTAGCGTTTTTAGACAGAAAATTCAGAAAACTTTGTTTAAAAACGGAAGTCATTTTAGAATGTTTTACATTATATGCATGCAATTCGCGTTGGACATGCCGTTGAACGTGCGCACGGCCGTCGACGGCGTCTTTCTCTTTCGCGAAACCAACTTGGAATCGCTCAAGCTCATGTACGTCAACTACGCCGCCATCGTGCCGTCGTTTGACTTGTTCAAACAACTCATGCTCCACTACACGGGCGACCATCAATGTCTCTTTTTGAACAACGCTCTCCAGTCCAACGATTGGAAACAGTGCGTCTACTATTGTAAAGCCGACGTGGTCGACGGTTCGTGGCGTTTCGGTTCTTTCGACCTGCACCAATGGAACAACGAACGATTCAATCCGTTGTGGGACGATCCAGAGTATCAAATGAATCAAGCACTCAAAGAGTTGCCTACTACTAATCGCTAAACATTTGCGTCCATATCGGTGTTCCGTCGCTTTTACGCACGGCGCCGACACCGATTCGTTTGTACGACGTGCCCAAAATATTGCTACGGTGACCCGGTGAATTCATCCATCCTCGCATGACGGCTTCGGGTGTCCCGTAGCCTGCGGCGATATTCTCTCCTATGGCTCCCCACGGGTAGCCGGCTTTACGAGCCCTATCTCCCGGAGTTTCGCCGCTGGGATTGTTATGATCGAAAAATCGTCGACTGTTCATGTCGGCGCTGTGCGCGCGGCTAATGTCGGCCAATTTGGAGTCAAACACCAGTTGAGCTAGACCGCGACTCGATCTTTCGGCGTTGGTGATTCTCGCCACTTGACCTTCCCATCCATCAGGAGCCGGTAGAGAAGGTTCAGCTGGTCGTCGCGGTCCCGAAGACGACGAATTCAACAAGATAAGCACCACTACAAAGAGTAGAAACCCACCAAAGACCAATAACATTTTTTGAGAATTTAACATTTTATCTCTATTAAAGGTAGATTATTGTAAAAAAAACTAGGCCGCCATGACGACAAACAGCAGCAGCAGCGTCTACATTATCGACGATTTGTTGGACGAAATCGACGTGTTGAATTTGTTGGCGGCCGTTTCGGACGAAAAGGAGAATTTCTTTCCAACGGGCACTGTGACCAACGCGGTCGACTATCGTCGATCGACCATGATGAATGTGACACCGGCTTTTATTCGACAACTGTTTCACCATAAAGTGATCTCTTTACTGCCCGAAATGTGCCGTCATTTATGGCATCCCGATTTCATCTTGGACGACTCGGCTTTCGAGTGTCAAGTGACTCGCAGCGGTCACGGTGATTTCTATTTGGAACACACGGACAATTGTACACCGTGCGAATTACGCGAACTCACCTACGTCTACTATTTTCACACCAATCAGTTCACCGGTGGAGAATTGGTCTTTATCGACGATGGCACTATTGTGAAACCGCTTCGAAACCGTCTCGTCGTTTTCGATTCGTCGCGCATGCATCAAGTGTTGCCCGTCACCGTGACGGGTGCCAACACGTTCGAAAACGGTCGTTTCACCGTCAACGGCTGGATCCGACGACGTGCCGACCCGTAAAAAAATTCAAAATAAGATGTGTGTTATTTTGAATTTTGTATATGCGTGTGCGTGTGTGCGTGTGTGTGTTTAATATCGCGTGGCGATAGTGACGTCGCCAACATTGTTGACCATTTCTCTGTAGAGTGGAATCATGCCGCTCGTTTGCATGACCATTTCGTTGTCGGGTGAAAATTCGGCTCCCGCGTTGATGTTGTGTCCACCGTACGTGGACTGGTATTTGAGCAAACCCAATTCGTTGGTGGTGTCGTTGTGTCGACCGCCCATCACCGTCATGGCTCCTTCGCGCAAATCAATGTGCGGCGTGACGGCCGGTTTGAACCAATTGTCGCCCGATAGAGGAGCGATAGGCAAATCGCCTCGAATGGGATCACCGAGAGAAAAGAGTCGGCTCATCTTGTTGGCGTAGACGGCGCGCGGGTAAATGACTGGCTGCAATTGACCGCTATGGCTCAAACCCAACGGGTTCATGGGATCCACGGCCAAGTATTGCGTGTCGGGTACGGGTCCTTGCAGAGCCGAAGTGTAGGGAACGTCGGCGACGCGCGGTGCCACGTTACTCGTCTGATTGGGAGGCACAGTGTAATTCAAGGTGAAATTGGTGGTGGGCGGTGCCAACATATCGCTAGCTTCAGCGCGACGCGGACGCACCAGCATGTCGCTGCTCATCATTCTTGCCGGTTGAGGCACCATCGATGCCGCCGGTTGTCTAGTGGTGTTGTAATCGAGCGTGGTCGTCATGGCTCGAGGAGGAGGCTCTTCGAATCGATACGACAAGGGCGGCATGAATGTTTCAATGAGGGACGGCGATTTTCTTTTCGTCCACGCGGCGCACAATCCGACAGCAATTAAAAGTGTCAATATAACTTGAATCATTTATTATTAACATCCACATGTTGTGAAATATTTTGCGAACGACTGAGCGCGTCTTTAGCGTCGAACGAGAAAATAGTAAAGGCCGATTCCTGCAGCCATAGCAGCGATGAAAAATCCTAGGCAAGCGTAATCCATATTTTATTATAACGTGGTTTTAATCAAATCATATCCTTGTTGAAAAAGTTTTATTTTCGTCTCATGATCCAACGAAATGATGGATTCCACTCCGCCTCCGTCGGCTTCGAATTCGTAGAGACGATGAATTTTCGAGCACGCTTCGAGACGCGACTTGTCGAGCAAACGACTCGGTACACTAAAGACAATGTCGACCAATTCTTTGAGACCCGGTGCCGGTGGCGGAAGTGTCGTCGGCAACGGTAACGTTCGCGGTCGAAAACATAGAGCCATGATTCGTTCGCTGAAATCAAAATCTTGAGCCACATCGACGGCCAAATTGTTGACGATGCCTCCATCCATGTAGACGTGCTGGGTTTCGACGCAGCGCGGCAACGTTCCCAACGGGATGGCGCAACTGAAGAGAACGGCGTTAATGACGCTATAGTCGGGTGTAGTGATGACGCTGAAAATCTCTTGTCGCCGCATCGTCACGTTGAAGGCAATGACAAAAAAAAACTTGCCAGTTTTTTTGAATAGTTGCTCGAACGTGACTTGAACATCGAGATAGGTGGGCATAACGGTGGGCAGTAGACTGTGCACGTACGGCGGCCGCGTGCTAAACTGGAAAATCTTTTTCAACGGCAACAGATCGTACTGTTGCGACGGCGTGTGACCGCACAGGAACAGCAAACAAATGATGCTACCGACGCTCGTACCGCAATACGTCGTGATGCGTTCCAAATGGCCGTGCTCTTTCAAGTAGTGCAAGCCGCCCAAATACTGGACGCCCTTGAATCCTCCGCCGCCGATGACGAGCGTGTCGCACAGCTCGGTTCTCTGACAATTTCCATTACCAATATCGAAATTGTAGTGATGGAAATGGCCCATAATTTATTTATATCGTGTGTGATAAATATATTATTTTTCTTGGAGTGAATTTTTTAAAGATAAAAATGAATAAGACTCCAATTTACAAAATTTTGCACAACGACAACACGGCAGATAGGCTGGACCGTTTGGAACGTTTGTTGGAACGCGTGCTCCAGCAACAGCAGCAGCGAATAATGCCAGCGGCGGCAACAATCGCTACACCCCCCACCATGTACGCTCCTTCGAATGTGGTCAAGAGCCAAGCGGATTGCGTCAAATGCGCGACGCGGGCCGCCACGTCGGAAAAGGTGCTCTATTTCGCTCTCGGCGGTGTTCTCGTTCTCCTCGTCACTTTGACGATTAAAAATATGAAAAATAACCGAGGCCAAAAGTACGGCAGATAACCTTAAAAAGTGGAAACATGTTTTGCGATTTCTGTATGTTTAGTAGCGCCAACGACGGGGAGTTTAAGAAACATTTTCGTCGCGCCCCCTGTCGCACGGCTCGATCGATTCTTTTCTGTTGCAAATTGTGCGACTATGTCGGCCACTCGATCAAAGACATCAAGAAGCACGCGTGCACTCGCGTTCGCTTCGAATTCAACGAAATGGAACGTTTGCGAACGGCGCAACTTTTGCCGACCCCTCATCAACTCGTCACCACCGTCGCCGAGCACGAATGGTACAAGATGGAACAACAATTGAAAGAAGTACGCGTCATCATGAACAATCCCAACTTGCAATTGACGCACGTGTCGCTGAGTAATCGCGAACAATTGTTGCTGGTGCCCGGTAAATTGCTCTACTCGCTGTGTCAGTACCGCAAATGGCTTCACGCCCCTCACGTCGGATTGCCCAATTTATCGGTGGAAAACATTTGTCAAGTGATTCGCAATCGTCGCTACGCCGATCGTTTTTTCGTTTTCCAAGTGCACGACGAATGCGATGTGCGTCACTATTTCAAACTCTTGTTCGCCAAAGCCGATGCCGCCTATTGGCCTTTTTGTGTCGACAATGCCACCATCACGCATTGGGTGTACAATTCGACGTGGTGTCCCTTTTCGAAAACGGTCGACGGTCAAGTGTACGTCAAACAGACGCGCGACGAGCTGTTGAACGCGCTCTACGAATCGCGCTACACCAATTGGCATTGGTCGCGAATGTCTCGCGGCGATTTCCATCGATTCGTGTGTCGCGAGTGGACGACGTTGCACTACAAGAACATCATAAAAATCGTGGGCAGTCTGGCCGATGTCATCAATCACCAGTGGACAGATTTGGAAGCGGAGCAGGGACGCGTTCGCGAAAAAATCGAGAAACTCTTTCCGACGCTTTTCGATTTTGTGAGTTTTTGGGACGCGGGCGTGGACGCGGTCGTCAATCGAGTTGAGCTCAACGATTTGACTCTTGACGACGTGGATCTGTACGAGTGTGTGGAACTGTCGTTGACGTTCGAAGAGGCCGTGTCTCGTTTTGTCGGCAAGAAAAAGCAACGCGGATGGCTGCCTTTGATGCGAGTTTTTCGCTCGAGCAATTGAATCGTCACTACGGTTGCTCGGCTCCCAATAAACGCGTCTTGTACGAAATGATTTTCGGTGTGCCCGTGACGGACGACGACGTTTGGAATCTCCCCGTTTTCGACGAGTACAAGAAAAAGGAACAAGAATTCGAAAAGTATATCGTGTCGCCTCACGATGTCGAAGAAGGTGTTCTCATTTGTCACAAGTGTAAATCGAAAAAAATCACGGCCTACAGTCGTCAGACGCGCAGTGGCGACGAACCGATGACCGTTTTTGCTAAATGTAGTATGTGTCAACATCAATGGGTTCAATAAATGAGAAGACCACAAGTCCTTTTTCTCGTCTTGTTATTTCTAACGATTGGTCTAGTTGTAGTCATTATTGCTAAGCAGCGACGACGCGTTCGCGAGTCGTACGTCATCAATTCACCTTCGGCCGTCTCGTTGTTGCATCGATTGAGTGAAGCCATGCGCGACATTTTAAGTAGTACTAGTAGTGGTGGTGGTGGTGGTGACTACTTGACGGCCATGTTGAACGGTCGCGACGTGTACAACGAGTTTACCATGGAGGAGGGTAGTCGATCGTACACGGAGAATAAGAAACGTATCGTCGTCTGTTTACGTAAAAACCCCAATGAATTCTATTCGTGGAACAGTTTAATGTACGTCCTGTGTCACGAGGTGGCGCACGTCATTTGCGACGAATTGCATCACACGGAGAAATTTAACGCCATCAACGCGGCGCTTTTAAAACGCGCTGAGACGTTGGGCTACTACGATCCACGAGTACCGTTCGAATCGAATTATTGTGGTTTATAGAATTATGATAAAGTATAGAATAAAAAGAAATATGGACGCCAAAGATGTTTACATTGTTCCCGTTTTCGGTGGCTACGGTACACCCAGCCAGGTGGCACCCGAACGATTGGTCAAGGGAGGCTACACGCGCATGACGGACGCCTACACGGGTAAAGATCAAGTGGTGACGTACGTGCGTCGCACTATTATTCCCGAATAAGCGGAAAAAAATTGCTAGCTAAATTGGATACAATTACCTAGTAAATAAACAGAGAAAAATATGGATATCGAATCCGGACACGAAGAAGTTTACAAGCCGTTGACGACTAAAAAGCATGCTCCGCCAGAGTCTCGAGCGTCGCGTCGCTACGCGCTCTTTCTAACGGCTACCAAAGTGCTCTGTTTGTTGATGGTGTTGAGTCTTTTGGGATACTACGTCTACGTGACGGTGACGATGGACGACGCGACCGCTCAGTTGGTACGCGACGTGAGTAAATTGAAACAGCATCATCATCATCAGCAGCATCGCAACAAGACCAGCAACGACGACGTTCCCGAATGGTTTACGCAAGTGCTCAATTTGACGCGCAAAGGTTTCGTTCACATTAGCCTGCAACCGTTCCCCCCGGAAGCTCCCGAACCAACCACGCACAGGCGTCCCACTACGTCTACAACCACTACGCCTGCAACCACTACTACGTCTACAACCACTACGCCTACAACAACGACGTCTACAACCACTACGCCTACAACAACGACGACTGTTGAACCTCCCACGACTAGCAGTACTACTACGTCGACGACAGAGAGTACTCCTGAAGATAGTACGACCGAAAGCACTACGACGACCACCGAAACTATCGATCACGATTATACACTTTAAAAAAACTTTTAATTTCAAAATGTATTTTAGACATGTTGAAATTAATTAATCTAGTTTATGATAGTTTGTATGATGAATGGTTCTCTTGAAATTGTTTTCGTGTCACGTGTCTGCGTTTTAACGGGTAATTACACAATGGAAGATTACGTCATGACTCGCCATCAACCGCCTTTGCTGGCTTCCGATTTCAGGAACCAAATCATGGTCGGCTACGACGGTCGACGCTATGATAGCGTGGCCAATTCTCACGGCAGATACTATTGGCGATGCGTCGACAAGACGTCGTGTTGTCGTGGGTTGTACGATGAATCGTTGCCTCGAAAATTGGAAGCCATGAACGAAGACGTGGACGCGTTTGTTCATCTGCTGGAGAGCGACTCGTCGCTTTCGTTTAGCAGTTTTTCTCGTTCGTGGTGGATGCGAAAACCGTTGACGTTTCTCAAAGAGATCGCCATGTATCACGGTTGGCGAGAAATAGATTTCCTTCCGAAAGCCATGAAAATGAATTATATCGATTATTTTATGTCGTACCCGTCGTCGGCCGAAGCGTTCGGCGACCAACTTTTTTTGAAAAAATATTTCGTTTCGCGTCGTCAAATCACCGACGCCTACCTGTCGCGTCTCACTCTGGAACAATTGACGCGAGTCATTGCCTGGTTCCGATTGGATGTCACCGCCGACTACAAAAAAGCCATCATCGGCTACATTCAATCGGGATTAAATTTGAAATAATAATTTTATATATCTTTTTTAGGATATGTAAAATAAGACTGTGTGCGTGTGTGAATAAATGTGCGATTACAGTAAATTTTGCACGACCGACGACGTCAACTACCAAAGTTTGACGACGGAAATCTATCTCAACGCCAGTCTACAGACACTCAATCAGATTTTGAAAAAAGTTTTGGATTTCGAAGCCGAACGCGTGGATCTCATCAGCTACGACGACATACCGTACATTATCGAACGTTTCAAAGGCATGCCCGACTACGCCTCAAAAAACGCCATCTACTTTACTTTGGGTTATTTGGCTCTGCGTCACGAGTGGGACGTGATTTGGAGAGTTCAAGAATTATTTTCGACATGGCTTGATGTCCCTTTAGCATCTCATCACACGATACGCTACTATCGCTATCTAAAACTTGCACCATCTGCTGCAAGTCTTTGATTTGAATCAGTTTGAAAATGATGGCATTATTGATGATGAGGTAAAATTGTTTCTTGTCGTAGGGACACTTCATGACGAAGCGTTCGAGAATGTATTGCTTGACGCACGATCGATTCGTGTCGCGAATGTCTTCGTTTTCCTGACGCAATGAATCGATAGTTTGATGAACATTTTTCGGTAACGACGCCGACGACGACAAGATGTACTTTTCGACGTAAACTTGTTGGCTGCGAGTGGTGCAACGGCTGAGCAGAGCGACGTGATCGACGTTTTTGATTTTCATCTCTCGGAGTGCCGCGCGTTTGTTTGTTTTAGTAAATAATTTCTTGAGGTATAAGATCGACAACGGGATCGGGGGTCGGTGTGATTTCCGCCGGTTGAACGAACGCCGATTGCGGTTGAGCCATACCGTTGTAGTCGAAAGGCATGGTGTTCATCGTGTCGAGCGATTGCATGTCGTGCGGCAACGTGCTGCCGTTTTCCTCCACACCGTAGGGATCGACAACGGGTTGCGGACCGGCCGCGTAGCCGTCCATCCACGAACAGCCGCCCAAACAGATGGACTGGTCTGCCGGCACTGCCGATTGAGATTGGGGCTTTCTGTTGCTGACGACGTAGATACTGGAGGTCGGCGACGACACGGCTGGGGAAACGCTGGTCGGCGAGTCGCGCGTTTTGTAGAACACGAATGAAAATAGCAAGACGACTGTGGTCGATAGAGCCAAAAATATGTAGTTCATCTTTATTGGAGTGAAAAGTTTTGAGTGGGCGGTAGAACCATATGCACGATTTCGTCCTTGTAGGTGACGGGTTTGGGCGGCATGGTCGGCGTCGGAGCCAGTCGCATCGACTGTTCCTGGCTGACGTTGTACATTAGGGATTGGGCATCGTAGCGATCGAGTTGCGCTATATCCCAATCGGATCGAATCAGAGTTACAATATCACTACTATTCATGGTTTTATTATGGAAGTTAAAAAATTGAGTTTCTATTTTAAACAAAATTAGGTTTAAAGAAGCGTTCTTGCCAACGTAAAACTCGCAAACATTATGGAGTATCTTATGAAGTTGAGTGAATTGTGTTTGTCGGCACCCGTTGCCGCTACCGTAGTGTCCACCGCTACCAACGCTGAAGCAGACGATGGTGCTCTTTTGGATGAAATCAAGCGTCATCAAATTGCCATGACGGACGACGATGGCACGTATCAAGTGTATTGTTCTTCTTCTCCTCAATCGGAATTCGAGTGTCTCATTCGCGGCTACATTTTCAAGGGACGTCAATTGATCTATCGAGGATTTCCTTTCACGGAAGAAATGACATGCGACAATGTGACGCGTCTGGACAAAATCAATCTGGCCGACTTTAAGATTTCGTGGTCGTACGAGGGAACGATCGTAAAATTTCTGTACGTCGACGGCAAATGGCTCATGACGACGCATCGCAAACTGAACGCTTTCAAATCGCGTTGGGCCAGCAAAACGTCGTTCGGTCACCTGTTTGTCGAAGCTTTGCAGAAAGATTACGGTTTCTCATCGTACGAAGACTTTCTCGACCAATTGCAAACGACGCGTCGCTACCATTTCATCTTGATCAACAACGCCGATAATCGTATCGTCGTTCGACCCGAATTGCAAAAAGAGAGCATCTATTTGGTGTTGGTGACGGACGAGCGCGATCAGCGGCTCAAAGTCCACGAAGCCATTGGATTCATTCCCATCAACGAAACGATTCGTTTTGATACGGTCGTCGATCTCGTGCGAGCCGTGAGTGCCATCAATCCGTTCGAAAAACAAGGCGTACTCTTGTTTTCCGACGACTACCGCGTCCAGTATCGCGTTTTGAATTCCGCCTACGCCGACTATGCCAGCGTGCGCAACAACATTTCGTGTCGAGCCTTTTGCTATTGCATCGCTCGTCGCGATGCCGATAAACGACGCAAGTATTTGGAATTGTATCCCGACAGCGCCCCGATCGCCGATTGGTTCGAATTGCGAATTCCCGTCATCGCGGCCGAATTGCTGCTGGCCTACAAGAATCGATACATCATGAAAAACTACGTGCACGTCAGCCAGGAGCGGCACGGTCTCTTGTTGAAAATTCAGCAATACTACGTGGAAACGAAACGTCACCACCCGGTTCACAAACGAATCACGTTGGCCGACGTGACGCGCATCATCAACGCGTACGACTATCCAGCTCGCGTCTTCAAAATAGCCTACCAGAAAGATAAACCTCAATACAATGGTGTCAAGAAATAAATACAAAAAAAATACCAATGTCTACTAGTTTTAGTATATCCCACCTGATTGTACAACCCGAACCAACCTCACCCTCCCTTAAAAATAGACATTGGTATTTCACACAATAAAAAAAGTTTACAACACTCGATTGCCTGACGTTTGGTCGCCCACAGTTGACTGTAGGAGTTGTTACGGCGTGTGTGTGTGTGTGTGCGTCGAATGATGAACTCTTTTATAGTTATCAACGGTCGTCGTACAACGTGTAACATTGGCAATGAAGTCATTTACTTGGAACGTCACGAGCTGACACCTAAGATTAGGATTGCGTATTCATCTTACAATTATTGGGAATCTATTAGTTGTCGCATAAAAGTCGGATTCGCCAGTGGCAGAACGAAATCTGGATTCATTTTTGGCAAATCCTATATGGGGTTTACATTTGAAGCCAGTGTAACTATCAACCTTGATCCAACTGTTATTCTACTAATGGTTTATCTGGACAATTGGATGTCGATAAAAAAATTCGAATGGGATTTACGATTTAAACCCTTTCCACTGGAATTAAAGTTACGGAGCGCCATTTGTATCCGTGCCAATAGTCTCGATACATCATCATTGCCGCAAAGTTTACAACACTACGTGGCTTCGATTGGTCAAGACGACGCCTAGCGTTGTGTGTCGCCTAGCGTTGTGTGTCGCCTAGCGTTGTCGTTGTCCGGCGCCGGCGGCGATTAGAGCGATGACGACGACAAAGACGGCGATACCGATGATGACGACGGCGGTGATGTTGACGGGCGACGATGGAGGAGGATTCGGTCTAGGCAGCGGCGACGGACCTGGCGACGGACGAGGCGGCGGCGGCGGCTGAGGTGGAGCTTCAAATTTGCAATTGATGGCGTTCTTATTGTCTGAAATGTTGACATTATTATTGTTTAAATTGTCGAAAACGATTTGGCAGACGTCAGATGGGCACGTGGCGTTTTTGACGTCTTGAGTTTTCAAATAGGGTGCCGTGGCGCACGCCGGATACCAGCACCCGTCATTGAAGGGAATATGGGGTTTGACGTTGCGATAATTGGGATCGGTGGATCGTTCGACGCATTTGCAATCGGGATTGTTGGGATGTTTGACGCAATAGTTTTGCACGATCGTGTCCTTGATGTCGGCCGTTTGAGTGTTGTAAAACAGGCGACACTCGTCTCCCACCTGCGTCGTGCTGTTGATGTTGCTGCACTTTTCAAAAGGTTTACCGCTTAGAGGATCCAGAGCGCACAGTGTCGCTTCGCTGCCGCACAGTCGTTCCATCATGAGTTTGTAATTGTCATTGTCACCGAATAAACGTTTGTAATTGTCAATGACGTTGATGCTATTCATTTCATCGATATCGTATTTGCAAACGAGATTGGGAGCTTTGACTTGCCATTCGACAGAGCTCAATGGATCTACGCGACCGTCATTGAGCCCGACGTCGCATTCTTTACGATCGGGAGGCACGCAAACGCGTCGTTGAGGGCAGAATCCACCGACGCACGATTCGAACGACGTGGTTTCGTCTTCGATGCCGCCCGTTTTGTTGCATGGCAATTGTTCTGTCGAGATACTGCATGTACCGAAAGAACACGCTTGGTCGGTCGTGTACGAGTCGCGCGTGCTTGTCTGTTTCTTGAATCCGGTGTAAGACATGTGTTTATAATAAATGTATATACCTTTTACGTTACCACGACAGGTGAAGTACGAGGTCAGAAAAAAATTGACTCTGCGACCCGAAGACAAAAGGAATACGATAAATGTCACAGTCGAAGAATGCGTTAATCCAGTTGAACGATTTGGCCATGAAACATGGGTTCCAAGTCAACACTACATTTTCCATCGCGATCTCGCCGATAGCGTCGACACATCATCAACCCCTGTTTACGTGTAGGTTGCAAGTGGACGAGATGGTGACTCGCGAACACACGGGTCGCAGTAAACAGGAAGCCAAAAGAACGGCGGCTATTGAATTACTGGAACTACTACAACGTCATCACAATCGACAAAAGCCCTATTTTTCGGTACCCATCGATCCGTTTCTCTTTTGGAACGGGTCGGCTCACAAGGTCAGCGTCACGATGGGCGGTGAAACGCGGGTCGTTTCCGTTTCATGCGACCGCATTTCATATCACTATCGTCCGCCGCCGCCGCTGCCGGCGACCAATCAAACAACGGTATAAATTTGTTTTCAATATTTTGTTGTATTGGAAATCTTGAAAACACACACACAAATTAAGTTAAATTTCTGTACTGTTGAGGGACGTCTTTGACGAATCCCAATTTGGCCAGAGTGATGAGCGCTTCGTCGGCAGCTTTTTCTTGGGCTTCTTTTTTCTTGTTACTCGTACCGACGCCTAGCAATTGGTTCTTGTTGTAGGCTCGACTGACGAACATGTTGTTGTCGGCCGAACGCGAGTCCTCGTAGCGCAACTGCTGCAAATGCTGGCGCTGTTCGTCAAACAACTCTTTGAGTCGCGTTTTGCCGTCAACGAGTGCTTCATATTTGATAGAAATGGACAATTCATCGAATATGGAGGACAACAATCGGTAGCACAAATCGTATCCGGCTCCGTTGAACCATACACCTTTAATTTCGTAAATGGTTTCGTTGATGACCTCTTCGAAACAGCCAAAAAAGGCTTCGAATACATCTTCTAGTAGATTTTTTTTACGTTTAATTCTTTCTTCATTCTCTGTGGAAATGTAGTTCCAGAATCCGAGCTTCTCCGAAATGATGTTGAGCTGACCTTTGGAACCGTACTTGATCTTGAGTCGAGCGACAATGTTGACGCCGTCGCTGGTGCGCAATTGCGGGAAACGATTGTACATGTAGGACACGATGAACTTGTTGACGGTCGAATCGCCAATCTGTTCGTGGTACTCGTAATTGTTGGCCTTGTCGTAGTTGACGCTGGTGAAGGCGTTACCGAATTTGGCCATACGTTCCTCGGTCAAACAGAGTTCGATAAATTCTTTCTTGAGTTTCGCTCGAGAAAACAAATCATAAATGAGATTATAAAAACGAATAGATCTGTCACCGTGATACATGCTGTTTATAATTAGGAGGTTGACAAAAGCACTGACGATCCTAGCGTGCCATCGCAACCGCAATCACCTTCGTCAACTTCACCACCAAAGAGGTTGAAACAGTCCACCATGAAGTAGATGAGGAAGACGCTGACGAGAGCCACGAAAAGCCAAAAATAACGACCCTGTTTAATCGTCAAATCTTCTTGTATATTTTGAGCAGCATACATGTTTATTTATACGACGAATATTTAAAGAACAATAAATAATAAAGAATGGCTGACTACGTTGAAGCTTCTTCTACTAAAAAAATGCCCGCGTGGAAATCGGCTATTTTCGTCGCGACGGTTTTCGCTCTGGTATCGCTACCGTTTACGCGTCGAACGCTCGAACGAACGATACCAGCGCTACAGGACAATAACGTTCTCTATTTGGCTACCGTCACGGTTATCATGTACGTCGCGACGCTGCTCATAATTCAAGGTTCTAACTAAAAATAAATGGTAGTAATGAAGACGACGACAGAGATCGTCGCAATAGAAATATAGGCATTTTTTTCCTCGTCTTATTCGTGGTGGTGGCGCCGATCGTCGGCGTTCTCGTCTACGTGTCGCGTCGACAAACATCCGGTGGCGGCACTCGTCCACCCAATCCAAGTCCAGGTCCGGGTCCTGGTCCGGGTCCTGGTCCTGGTCCAAATCCACCGGTTCCGCCATCGAAATTGTGCGGACGACGATTGATTACAACGTTCGACCCGCAAATCGTCGCGGGAACTGACGCTTACGCCGGCAAATGGCCGTGGATGGTGAATCTGTTTAATTGCGGCGCGACCTTGATTTCCAACAGGTGGGTGCTGACGGCGGCGCATTGTATCTCCGACGCCGATTCTAACGATTTAGATTTGTTGTTTGGCGCGTTCGACACGTCTAAAAACGAGAATCAACGCATTTTGGTCAAAGCCAAACGCGTCGTCATTCATCCTCAGTACGAGAAAACCACACTCAAAAACGATATCGCTCTCATCGAATTGCCGGCGCCCATCGTGTTCGACGGCTACAAGCAACCCATCTGTCTGCCCACGCCCAATATGGTGACCCAAGGCAAAAATTTATACGCCGCCGGCTGGGGTAACACGCGTCCCGAAGCGTTTCCCGCTACGCGAGCGACCAAACTGCAAGACGTCTTGCTGCAAGAAGTGGCACCGTGCACCGAATTCAACATCAATCCGGCTCAACAATTGTGCGCCAGCAATCCGACGGGCGGTCGTATCTGTTTCGGCGACAGCGGTGGACCGCTCATGTTGCAACAGGGCGAAAATTGGCACATTGTCGGCATCATGTCGTTCGCGACGGATCCTTGTACGAAAGGTGCGGGTGGTTTCGTTCGGGTATCTCACTATTTACAATGGATTAAAGAAACCACTGGTATTCAACAATAATATAAAGAGTGCTACAGTAATGGAACAACGAGATTTTTGGATTATATTTTTGGTATTTGTCATTTTGGGCGTGGTTGGCGGTGTAGTCTTGTCTCGATCACCGACTTCGGGAGGTGCGAAACCGCCGCGACCTGGCCCTAGTCCTGGTCCGGGTCCTAGTCCTGGTCCGGGTCCGCAACCTAGACCCACAGGTGGTTGCGGCAACGTGGGCACGCAGAGCGGCGTGCAATCGTACGTCGTCAACGGCAAGGATTCGTTCGCCGGTAAATTTCCCTGGATGGCATCACTCGGTGGCTGCGGAGGAAGCGTGATTGCTCCGTCGTGGATCTTGACGGCGGCTCACTGCAATATAGCCGTCGGAGCTCAAATCGCTGCCGGTGTTTTCAATCGAGCCGTGCAAGAACCGCAAAGGCAAACGCGAACCGTTAAACGCGTCGTCAATCATCCGACGTGGAATCAAGGCGACAATTTCCGCGGCGATATCGCTCTACTGGAAGTCGATCGTCCGTTCGAGTTTACGCAATTCGTCAAACCCGTGTGTTTGCCGGCCAACGCGACGATGGATTTGAAACCGATGGTCATCACGGCCATGGGTTGGGGGTCGGTGACAGGCGACAGAGGCAGTTCGGCGACCATCATGCAAGAAGCGGAAGTTCGCGAAATGACGGCCACCATCCCGATAAAACCTGAAGAACAGTTTGCCGCCGGAGGGGGAACGAATACGACGACGTGTTTCGGCGACAGCGGTGGTCCTCTGATCGTCATGCTCAACGGACGAGCGACTCAAGTGGGCATCGTGTCTTTCGGCACCAACCCGTGTCGTCCGCCGTCGTACTATACGCGCGTGTCGTTTTTCACGTCGTGGGTGGAATCGGTCGTGGGTGCCGTGTCAAAAAACTAGTCAGCCGGCCGATACCGGGCGTGGATCCCATCGTTCCAGCGGCCGCCTCTCCGCAGCCAGCGCCCGATATTTGGCCGTCACCACCACCACCACCACCACCACCTCGCGGCGACGTAGTCGTTCGTCGGGTCGTGTGGCGACCCGTCAATCGTGTTTGGGCGCCAGCGTGGCGTCGTCGGATTTGAGTACGCTCCGCTTGTTTTCGTAGTCAAAAAGAGAAAATGGGTTCAGGCAAAAAAACGGGAGACAGCAGCAGCAGCGCCACCACCACCACCACTACTACTAATAGAGACGGCCGTGACCGTATCATTGCTCCCGAGGTGCTGATGGTTGACGAACGTGTTGACCAACTGGTTTTACCCGACGTTGATGTCCTGGTAAAGTATGTCACGTGTGAAGGTCGAGTTCGTCAATTGTCTATGCCAGTCGCCGATCGTGAAATTGCCTATCGTCAATTGACGGCCGATTTGGTCAATATCGTTTTCCTCTTTGTTTTTTTGGAGAGTGACGACAACGCCTCTGGCAATTTTGAAACATTATTTCGTCAAGAATTTCCGCTGATCGAATTGAAGTATGAAAATCCTCTAACTTTGGAAACGTTGTGCGCTCTCGATTTAGAGAAACGTGGCAAGATCAAGACAATTTTTCCCGCTGTATTGCGTCATCGAACTCGACAATTGGTGGTGAATTTTTTCGAAAACTTATTTTATTGCGACGAACAAATTGAGACTCTGTGAGAAATGGTATTTATAAATTCTATATATTACACGACGAATTGCGTCGTGTTGAAAAACGTGACGAAACCCTTGCAAATTGAAGGTTCTTGTCTGGTGAGAATTGGCACGATTTACGAAATTCAGCATTATCAAGTGAAGACGCGCGCCGTCATTCCCATTGAACGTCACACGGTGTTGGTGGCCGTTTTCAAAAAATACATCAACGATAGCGTTTGGCGCGAACACTACCACGTCCACGTGCCTTCTCTGCAAACGTTGAGTTCTTTTGTTTTGGCCGATCACAGCGTGGCCGTCCCGTGGCCGTATTCGAAATTTATTCCCGTCGAAGAAGAATTTGACGACGTGACGTTTAGCATTAGCAGCAGCAGCAGCAGCAGCGATAGCGACAGTAGTTACGTGACGACCGACTACGAAGAAGAAGAAGATTAGATCATGGACGTGTTTATCGAGAGTGACAGTCGAGGAAGTGTGGTCGATTGTCGTCAACACAATCACGTGGTGGTGTTTGGAAAGTGTACGGTACGAGTGGGAACGCAAACTCGCGTCTACGAAAAACATTGTCTTCGTTTGAAATTCATTCGCTTACCTGTGGACACGGTTCTCGTTGTAGTCTACGTCGATTGGATAGACGAATCGTTGTGGTCTCGACTTTATTTTCCTGAATCGCTGACACCTATTGGCGGTACATGCGAGATTGATTTTCCGCATCCTCGTGATTGTTTAAACATCATTTGTATCAGTTACGATAGCAACGACGATGACACAGATAGCGACAACGTATTTGATTGACACCATTGCGGAAGGGGCGTTAGACGTGGTGGCGACGGTAGTGTGTTGCGACGATTGCGAAACGGCGGCTTTTTTAGGTCACGTGGCGTGTTTGCGTCAGCCGTGGGATTGGACGTGCGCGCGAGCGGCGGCGTCGACGGGTCGTCTCGATTGTTTGAAATATTTGCACCAACGCGGTTGCGAATGGAATCATTTCGTGATGGCGGCCGCGGCACATGGCGGATTCATCGACTGTCTAGAGTACTGTATCGATCACGGATGTGCGATGGATCCTTTTGTGACGTATTGCGCGGCTCAAGCGCGTCGCGTCGACGTGTTGCACTACTTGCGTTCGCGCGGGTGCCCGTGGAATGCGGAAACGATGCGCGTTTGCGCCTACAATGACGATTTGGTCAGCGTTCGCTATTTGAGACGTCACAATTGCCCTATGCCCGACGATTGGAGCCGTGACGACGATTGCCCGTGGAATCTGATGACTCGCAACACTAGAAACAAGTGTAGAATGCTTCACGTCACGTCTCGCATGTATAAATGTCTTTTTAAAGATCCCGTTTCATTTTAATTAAATATACGTATAAATAGTGTCTGTGTAGTCGTATATATTTCTGTAGTGTTTGTAGTTTCATTTGGTGTGTGTGTGTACTGGGTAAGGCATCACATACTAAATGAAACTTTTTTGTTACCACACTGGATTGAATACACGATTTTTAACTGTATGTTTGACGGGTGGTGGAACGCTTACTTTGTCGACGTTATTGACGCCGACGTTCCGTCCTTGGACCGTTTTCAAAAAGACGGTGTCGGCTTTACTCATTTCCACGTGATCGGCCGTCATTTCCATACGATAGTCACCGACGAGCGTGCTATCGCCGTGAATGGCTAGCGAATCGACGAGTAGCGTGTAACCCAACGGGATGCGTATGCCGATAATGTCAATATGTTGATCACGCATGCGCGCCGCCATGACGAAACCTTTGGCATGTTTATCAACGGGACTCATGGCTTGTATGAAGGGATGTCGTTCGAGAAAGACTCCCTCTTTGGTCATGGCGTAGTCGTAATAGTTTTCAGCGAAATGGTAGCGAACCGAAAACATGGTTTTCTGGTTGTTTTGCGTGTCGTACGTGACGCGCGACGATTCGACGAGACGCACATTGTAGTCGATGTAGTTTCCCGGCCGGTCGGTAACGGGTACGACTAGATCGCTGTTGTTCAACACGAGCTTTCCGGCATTGGGAAAAAGACTGTCGTCAACGTTGCCCAATGAAGCGCTGAGCCACTGGACGTTGAGGCACGTGACGCATTCGGGTCGCACTATGGGCAATGTATCCACTGACGTCAACGGGTGGCGGTAGGGATCGACGCGACCGAAATACTCTAGAGGACCGATCATGGTGTCGTCGGGTGACGTGCCGCGCACAACGAGTAAATTCTTTAAATTGAGCAATAACCGGGTGGCGCACATGTCGTCGCCGATGGGTCGTGGTACGGTCTTGTAGTCGCGTCGCAGCACCGTTTCCACTCCGCATTTGAAACGAACGAATCGCATGTTTTTTATTATCACTACAGCCACGCTTGAGATGCCGTGCGCGAATTGAGAAAAAAATTCACTCGGTTAGAGATAAAAATTATCGTATCTCCAAGATTCGTAAAATGATTCAACAGCTAGCACTTGTTGTCTTTGCGTTTGGTGTTGTTCACGGAGCTATTCCTCGAAATATTCAAAATCATCAAATGGCAGCACTGGCAGCCGTTTCGACGCAACACTTGGGACACCAGGATGCGCTCAAAGTGATTATTCAAGAAAAACTGGACGCTTTCCACATGAAACTCGTCAAGAGCGTCTATACCGATGTCGGCGAATGGGTTCAATATTTCGAAAATTTCATTACGGCTAAAATATTGGATCACGAAATGTTGATGCAAAACCAAGTGGCCGATTTGGGCAGCATGTTTGAGAACACGTTGAAACTGTTTGGAAAAACGGTGAGCAAGTACGACGCCACGTTGGCTTTGTTGCAAGAATCGAGCGAAAAGATTTGGAAGTATCAGGAAAGGTACGAAACGCGGTGCGCTCGTAAATCGACGACCGATCGAACGCCTCGTCATCGTCACCGACAACACCAATCAGCGGAAGTAGTAGTACCAGAAGTAGCAGCCGCCGAAGCACCACCAGTAGCAATTTCTGCGAGCGGTGCCGAATTTGTCGACGTTGGCGGCGACTACGACGAAGCACTGGAAGCGTTCAACAACGCCACGGAATCCATCTACGTGCCAACTACGACGACCCGATCGACCATGTCTGAAGAAGTCAAGGCCGAAATCCGTCAATGGTTGAAACCTATTTTCGTTCAAGGTTAAAATTTTGTTTTTTTTAAAAAAGGTATTTTATGTTGTGTATTTTCCAAGTTTTTTTTACCTTGGAAAATTTAGCATGTGTGTAATAAAATGGAGTATGAAAATTTCATAGCCGACTACAGGAAATCCGTGTATTTCTATAAAGAATTTCAAGAGACGAAAACGAGTCGAGACATTTACAAGCATCAATCATTTTTGGCCACTTGGTTCGGCAACGTCTACAATGAAACGGATGAACTGTTGCTCTTTCACGAAATGGGAGCCGGCAAGACGTGCACGAGTATTCGCATCGCCGAACGACTGTTGACGTTGCATCCGCACGAGTATCGTGGCGTCATCGTCATCGCTCGAGGTCAAGGTTTGATCAACAATTTCGTCAACGAAATCGCCGAAAAATGCACCGACGACAAGTACAAAATCGCGCCGGCCACTTCGGCCGACGGCGAGTTCAACGAGAAACTCTTTCGCAGTCGCCAGCGCAAAAAAATCCACCAGACGTACACGTTTTTCACGTTTGAAATTCTGGCTAAAATGATCAAAGATTTACCCGACAAGGTGTTGATGCAACGTTTCGATTCGCACATCATCATCATCGACGAGGCGCACAACATTCGCGACAACGAGCACAACACTCATTTGAAAATCTACAACGAAATTCATCGCCTACTGCACGTGTTGCAGCATCGTAAAATCGTCTTGTTGACGGGCACGCCGATGAAAGACGGACCCGATGAATTGGCTGGCATCATGAATCTGATTTTACCTCTGGATCACCAAATGCCGGTGGGCAACGCGTTCACGACGACATTTTTCGACGAATCGCATCACGTCAAAAACGGAGAGCTGTTGAAATCGTATTTGAGACGACGCGTGTCCTTTGTCAAATCGGTCAACGTCGACGTGCCCAAAGTGTACATGGGTAAAGTGGTGGCTCCGTTAACGCACTTTAAATTGGTGTGTCTACCGATGCGCGAGGAACAGAACGCGGCGTACGAACGCGCTTGGCGCATGGACGCTCAGCACGTCAACGTGTACAACAACACGCGCCAAACGTCGCTGTACGTCGACGCCGAGGGCAAATGCGGAAAACAGGCCAAAGCCGTGGCTCTGTCCAAATTGGCCGACTATAGTTGCAAGTACGCTTTCGTCATCGATCGATTGGAAGAGGCTAGCGCCAAAGGTGAACTGAGTATGGTGTACAGCGATCTGATTCAAGGTTCGGGACTGTTGATGTTGGCCAAATTGTTGGATCAGCGAGGTTGGTCGTCGTCGCCGCGTCATCGTCGTTCGTACATTGTTCTGACGTCGTGCATCAGCGAAGCCAAAAAACAGCACTTGCTCGGTCTGTTCAACAGCGCCGAGAACGCCCGAGGCGAAATCATCAACGCTTTGCTAGGCAGTCGCGTCATCACCGAAGGTTTCACTTTGCGCAACGTCATTCACGAGCACATTTTGACGCCGCACTGGAATTACGGCGAAACGTCGCAAGTTATAGCTCGAGGTTGGCGCAACAGTCATCACGATTTAATCGCTATGGGTTTGCGACCGGTGGTTCACATATACCAGTACGCGGCCGTGGCGCGCACTTTTCCCAGCATCGATCTCATCATGTACAACATTAGCGAACAAAAAGATTTTCAAATCAATAAGATTGTTCAATTGGTCAAAGAATCGGCTTTCGATTGTTATCTGTTCAAGGAGCGCAACGAATGCGGCGACGACGGCGAACGCGATTGTCAGTATCGAGCGTGCAAGTTTACGTGCGACCAAGAGCCGCAAGGTGACGAAGCGTTTTCCATCACGCGCAACTACGATCTTCATTTCTACACGGGTTCCAAAGAATGGACTCGTCATTTCGAGTGGTTGCGTGACCTGTTTCGTCGTCGTTGGTGCGTTCCGTGGTCGGAATTCGAAAGTGCTACTCAGCCGCTGGACGTGACGCGCATGCAATTGGTTCAACTGATCAAGCACGTGGTCAACACGTACGTGGTGATGGTGAATCCTCGAGGCAACGCATCTCACGTTCGCTACGACGACACGGGTGTCTATTTGACGACGTTGTACGACCGAAAGCGAGCCAATTTCTACGACTACTTGTTGAGTAAATACGAATCGAAACCAATGCACACGACGGCGGCGTTGAGCATGTGCACGTATTTGCGACGCAATTTCGTGGCCGACGTGAAACGTTTTCAGAACGACAAGAATTTCTTGATCAATATGCCGACGTTTTTGCAGCGCATGTTGTTGAAAAACGTGTTGCGATTGAGGTGCACGCGACCCGAAGCGCACGTGGCTCTGCAGCGCACCGTGTGGTTGCACTACAAGTCGAGCGTGTACGAAGACGATCACCGTTTGGGCTACCATTTGCGTCGCGGCGATTCGTTTTGCGTGGACAAGAGAACGGGTTACGAGTGCGACACTCGGGTGGTGGACGATTATTTTCAAGCTCGAAAAGTACAGTTTGAAAATAACGAGTACGGATGCTACGGGCAGGAGAATCGCGATCTCGGTGAATTTTGCATCAAGATAACTGACAATGATAAAAGTAGTAGTAGGAGTAGTAGTAGTAAAAAAGGTGATGGTTGTAGCGGTGGTGCCGCCGCCGCCGCTGATCGACGTAAAATCAAGAGCGGTCGTCGCTGCGTCAATTGGCACAAATCCGAGCTGATTAAATTGATTGAAAATAAACTGAAATTTCCCGTAGATCACGCTCTGAGTCGCATTGAATTGTGTCGTCTCATTGAACTGTTTTTGAAATCCAAGAAACTGATTGAAAACGACGACACGTGCGGCACTCAGTACAAACGCAAATTGTTGGACGACGACGAAAATAACTAATTGTAACTGAGAGAGATCCATCGATATCGACCGTCGTACGCGTCTCTGACGGAAGCGTAGAGCGTGTTATCTATGCCGACGACGACGCGATTACGATGTTGTTCGGCGCTCTCTTCGGGTTCCATCATGTAATTGACCATTTATTTTTAGATTTGAATAGCTCTAAATTCTTCGAGTGAATAGGCGGCCATACATTCGCTACTGCAGAAATGAATGATTGGAAAATCGGTTTCGTACGTTTCGATAAAAACGGCGTCTTTGGCCTTGTGCTGACGACAGTGCATGCAGAGACGTTCGTGGAAGGCTAAATGTTTTTCAATGAGAAGGACCAACTGATTGACTTGGTCGTCATCGTCGGCGGCGATAATGTGAGCGTTATCGGTACTATTGGTGGTGGTTGTAGATGGCGGTTTGACGTACGTGTCGAGGAAACGCTGAAGAGCGCGTCGATCGAGATGCACTCGCGTGTACGGATTGACGCCACTTTCGTGTTCGATAATGTGAAACATTTGGCCGATAGAAAATCCGTAAATGTCGTTGCCGTCTTGCATGTAGACAATGTCCTCTTCGGCGACGTCGACGAGATGCGTGGCGTTTTTGCACACCGTTTTCCAGCTGGGTAATTGGACGAATTTAATTTTGGACGAAACCATTTTGGTCCTGCCGCCGTAATTCATTTTGACGCTGCTGTTGTTGACCAGTAGGGAATCGATGCATTCGCGTCGGGTTTCCACCCATTGATCGTACAATTGCCGGCTAACGTGCTGGAGAGTTTCGACCGGCGTGGCGGCATCGTTGTACAATTCTCCCAGTTTATCGTACTCGTTCATAAAGGGCAACATTTCAGGATTGTAGTACTTTTTTTTGAATCGTTTGACAAAGACACTTTCGTGGACGATCGACAGTTTGGGATTCAAAAATATAACGAATCGACACATTTCGTCGATGAATTGACGGCCTACGGTGAAGCGTTCGGCAAAGACGTTGATGACGCGCCGAACATAGTCGCAGTCCATGTCGAGACGACATTTGATGTAGCTCTTGAAAAACTGGCCGTACGTTTCGACGTCGACGTTGGCGTCGAGAATGCGTTGAATTTCATCGGTCCTGATGTTGTGCTTCCAATTGACGAGATACTGTTGCTGAGCGTTGAAAATCTCTTCGTTTTGTCGGAAAAGTCCGTACTGGGTGATGATGCCGACGATGAATCGGTATTCGACGTTTTTATGAACGACGGTGGTGACGTTTCCCTGTTGGGATTTACGTCGAGCGACGCTCTGCACGTCGAAATAGAACTTGTTGGCTCGATGATAGGTGTTTCCCTGATCGTCGCGAAGCGAGTCTTGCAAGATGATGAGCGATTCGGCGGCTAAATTTTGAACGCACAAATAAATGTCGTTGACCTTTTCTTTGAACCAAGGTAGGATGCGATAAAAGTCACGTATTTCGTTGAAAAATCCATCTTGATTGAAACGAACAGTTTCCGGCTGTCGTTTGGGTGTGTCGATGACATTTTTTTGCGAATCGAGACATTTGGTTTCCATCGTTTTATTGTTGTGTGCGCGCGCACACGAATCGCGGTATATATATATATATAAAGTGCTACACGTGTGTGTGTGCCCCACAAAAAAATGCTAGACCTCTTACCGGAAGAAGTGTTGCGCCAAATAGCCGCGTATTTGTCGTACGTCGACTACAAGAATTTGTGGT